AGTGAGTGGCATGTTTCTTGCCTTGGGTAGGCATGCGCCAGTGGGGGGTGTACAGTACGTATGTACACAGAAATACACAGATGGGGTATTTTGAGTGTTAACCACAAGAGTAACTGAAAACTATTTACATGTTAGCAGCAAGAAATGTCTTGACAGGGGTTGACAACTATGGTATAATTATACATAACTAGGTTCACTTAAAGTGATACATTAAGATGTTTATTAATTAAGATTGTTAATAACACTTAAATGTACACTTAAATGGTTTTTCTATAAAAATAATTTAAGAAAGTTCTTGACTTTGAGTAAAAAATCAGTAAAACTATACACTGATGATGTACTTACATCTTTTTATGATGCTATCCGTACTAATTCTGTAGAGCGTTTGCACATTCCGCATAGCGATGTGTTCTATGTTCGTGCTGCTGTAGAAGCGAAGTACGGAAAAAGGTTCTCTCTTAAACATGTAGAGACCATAATGAAAGAAGAAGGGTGGACAGAGACTGATGGGCAAGAAAGTTCCAGTGATATCAATAGGTGTCGGCATGGCTGACATGGATAAACTAAAGAAGAAAATGAAAAAAGCCGAAATGATGAATGGTGGTATGGCTAACGGAAAGCAACATATGTATTCTAACGGTGGAAGTGTTACGGATAACTTGCCTAACAAAGGATTGAAGGCACTGGCAAAGTCAGCTGCCGGTAAAGAAGCAGTCCGTAACATGGGATTTAAAGTATAACACACCCGATAGAGAGTGACATTCGTAATTGGTCACACAAGTTTTTAGAAATACCCAGTAAAAAGCTAAACGGTTTACCGCCTTGCCCTTATGCAAAACAGGCATGGCTTGAAAACAAAGTTACCTTTGATATCAATACAGGTTTAGACGGATTACTAAAAGCAGTATCAGAGTTTGACACACATAACTACGATATTGTTGTATGGGCAGATGAAGACCTACCCGACATGAACTACTTAGATGGTTGGTGTGATGGTGTAAACGAAGCTTTATCTGTTTCTGGTAAAGATATGCACCTCATGGTGTTTCATCCAGACTACGATGCTACGGAAGCAGGTCTGGACTTTCTCGTTGACGATGGTATCACAGACGAGAATCTAAGTTACTGCATGGTATTTGTGCAGCGACTATCCACCCTAGACGATGCAGCACTAAGTCTGGAGAAGTCTGGGTATTACAAACACTTTCCAACAGATGTGTTTGAATCATTAGTGCTAGACAGAAGGAGACTGAGAGATGGCAAAGGGAAAAGCAAAAATGGCTAAAAAGAAAATGCGTGGTGGAGGAATGTCCATGATGGCAAAGAAGAAAATGATGCGTGGTGGCATGTCCGCAAAGAAGAAGATGATGGGCGGTGGCATGGCTAAGATGGCTAAGAAAAAGATGATGCGCGGCGGCGCAATGAAAAAGAAGAAGTAATGGTCTACTTATCAGAGTCATCGGTACATGGCTTTGGAGTTTTCGCGGACAAAGATTATAATATAGGAGACACACTTGAACTGTGCTATTATCTTGTTACTGATGATTCTGATATAAACGACACCTGTATACTACACGACTACGTGTTTAGTACACCGAATGAAGAAGAAGAATACTTAGTTCCATTAGGGAACGCTATGATGTATAACCACAGCACTGACCCCAACGCTGAGTGGGAGATACATGAAGATAATAACTTTGTACGATTTAAAGCTTTAAAGAACATATCAAAAGACGAAGAGATATTTCATAACTACGGTGAAGAATATTGGGAGAGTCGAAATGACACGAAAAGCAAAAAGCACAGTAAATAAAGCAGGTAACTATACAAAGCCCGGAATGCGGAAGCGTATGTTCGCTGCAATAAAGGCAGGGTCTAAGGGTGGCAATCCCGGTCAGTGGTCTGCACGAAAAGCACAACTATTAGCACAACGCTACAAAAAAGGGGGTGGTGGCTATAAGTAAAGACCCTAAAAAAGGAACAGGTAAAAAACCTAAAGGAACTGGTAGGAGATTATATACAGATGAAAATCCTAAAGATACAGTCCCTATTAGATTTACCACTGTGGCTGATGCCAAAAGAACTGTGGCGAAGGTTAAGAAACTTAAAAAACCGTTTGCTAGGAAAATACAAATCTTGACAGTTATGGAGCAACGTGCTAAAGTAATGAATAAGACAGAAGTTGTTAAGATTGCTAAACTCGGTAAAGAGCAAATAAGGAAACAACATGGCACTAGCAAAGTCACAGCGTAGTCTTAAATCATGGACAAAACAAAAGTGGAGAACAAAAAGTGGTAAGCCCAGTAAGGAAACTGGAGAACGGTATCTACCAACAGCTGCTATTAAGGCATTATCACCACAGGAGTACGCAGCAACTACTAAAGCGAAAAGAGAAGGAACAAGAAAAGGCAAACAGTTCGTTAAACAGCCTAAAAGAATCTCTAAAAAAACGAGAAGTTATAGAAAAGTTACATAACGTAGGATATTTTACAGGAGAATAAATATGGCACCGGTACTACCAATAATAATATCAGTAGCAGGGGTATTAGTTAGAACTACTAAATCACAACTTCCTAAATTGTTAGGCAGATTTAAAAATTCTAGACAAATAAAAAGTCCTAATCAAAAACAAATAGATGAAGCAAAAAGATTAGATGGTTCTTTTTCTAATTTTGGAAAAGGGGATAAAAGCACTCTTGTAAAAGCAGATAGAGCAAAACCTAGTTTTATGGAGAAGCTAACAGGTAGGGGTACATCTAAGGGACAAGACAGAATAGGAAATGTGGGACAAAAGACAGGTATGTCTGCTAGAAATAAATTTAAACTAGCAGGAGAAACTGTAAAACTGGCAGGTGTAGCAGGTATAGCAGCACTAGACCGTGAGCTTAAATTATCAGCAAGTATGAAGAGAAGATTAAAACAAGCTAGAACACAATCACAATATGATACTTTAGTGCGATTGGCAATAGCTGAACAGAAACAAAAAGAAAAAGATAAAAAGAAAAGTTCCTTGAATGCAAATAAAAGCAAAATAAAGAAACCTCTCAAAAAACCAAAAGATATTGATAAGATAGGTGCAGTTAGAAAGCCACTCAGAAAACCAAAGAACATGCCATGATAGCTGAAACTTGGTTTGTCGTAGCTATAATGTTAGGGGTACACTCCGATGGTACGAAGGATATATACATATTTCAACAACCGAAAGAACACAATGACTTCCACAGTTCAATGGAGTGTAGAGACTATGTACGAAATAATCCGCTTCCTATTATAAAAGCATTGAATAGAGAATATGGACCACGACCTATTGAAAAAGTTATCTGCGTTCCTGAAAAGAATGTTCGACAATTTATTGAAGAACGTAATTTAGATGCTCTATGAACCCACCTGTGATATCTGCGGACACCACATCGAAGACGATAGATGTGAGTACTGCCGTAATACAGGAGATAATGGAAAGTGGCTAGAAAAGATAATAGAACAAGCTAGAGACCCACGACACGACCAATCTGCGTTTAAAGATAAAAAGAAAAATGACTCCAGAGACACTTGACAGATGGCGAATACTTCCAAGACTTATGATGCTAGTTATGACAGGAGTTTACATTCGTTGTATAGAATGGGCTTTGAGTCAGCCAGAGTTGACCACACAACAAGCAGGACTGATATCTGTGATTACAGGAGCGATGACAGGGAGTTTTGCAATCTGGATGGGGGCAGAGAAATCCGAACCCAAGATAATGGGGAGAGAAGAGAGATGATTAAATATTTGAAAAGGTTATGGTGTGCTTTGTTGAATAAGAAATGTTCAGACACATGCACATGCAAATAGAATGGTTAGAAATTATAAACGTGAATATTCGTTAAGTGGTGGTAAGCCAAACGAAAAGAAGAACAGAGCATCTAGAAATAAAGTTAGACGAGCATTAACACGAAACGGAACAGTACGCAAGGGTGACCGCAAAGACATAGACCATATAGATAAGAACCCTAGAAATAATGCACCCCGAAATCTACGAGTTATCAATCGTAGTAGAAACAGAGCAAGAAAATGATAAGTACACTATTAAGTTCAGTATCTAGTTTAGCATCATCTTATATAGAGGGCAAGACAGCCATACAAAAAGCTGAAGCCACTATTAGGATGAAAGAAGCAACAGGTGAAATTGATTGGGACTTAGCTGCTATGAGGGCATCCCAAAGCTCGTGGAAAGACGAATGGCTGACTTTGCTTTTCAGCATTCCTCTAGTACTGAGCTTCATGGGTGAGTGGGGCAGGGGCATAGTAGCAGATGGCTTTACCGCTTTGGCAGGTATGCCGCAGTGGTATCAGATAGCGTTAGGAGCTATCGTAAGCGCGAGCTTTGCCACACGGTCTGCAAGTAAATTATTTAATATGAGGAAGAAATGAAATTAGGTTGGTTGATAAATAGTATGATGGCTATCTTAGTTTTTGTAACATTTGTAGTGGTGGTGTTCTAATGACAGCTAAATTTTTTGAACACAAGACTGTAGACAAAACTAAGAAAGCTAAAAAGGGAAAGAAGGTAGCAGGAGTTATCAAAGACGAAATGGTTGACCCTATACGAAAGTTTATTAAAGAGAGAAATTTAAAATCATTAAAAGATTCTTTGCAAAAAGAATATATGAAAACAGTAAAGGATAGAAAAAAGTATGGCATTCAAACTTAGTAGCAGAAGTTTAAGAAAATTAGAAGGGGTACATCCTGTACTCGTAGAAACTGTTAAGAAAGCGATAGAGCTATCACTCGTAGACTTTGGAGTTATATATGGAGTCAGAGACCTAGCCGAACAAAAAAGATTGTATGAAACAGGTCGCTCACAAACGATGAAGTCTTATCACCTTATACAGGAAGATGGATACTCACATGCTGTAGACTTAATGGCATTCGATGGCAAAAATCCAAGTTGGGACATTGTAATGTATGATGACATTGCTGACGCTATGATGATGGCATCCAATCAAACTGGAGCTAAAATTTGTTGGGGCGCAGCATGGCACATAAAAGATATATCTACGTGGGACGGAACTATGGAACAAGCTATGAATGCTTATATAGATTTACGTAGGAGTCAGAACCGCCGCCCATTTATTGACGGGCCGCATTTTCAATATATGACATGACATCAAAAGTCCGAAAGAAAAAACGCGATGACATGAAAGGCATGTCTGTAAAGAGTGGGGACAAGCGACCCACTTCAAAAGGCGCAGGTATGACTGCTGCAGGTGTAGCTAAGTATAGACGCAGAAATCCCGGTTCAAAGTTACAGACAGCAGTTACAGAGAGTAAACCTACAAGCAAAGCTAGAGCAGCAAGAAGAAAGTCTTTCTGTGCTAGAAGTGCAGGACAAATGAAAAAGTTTCCTAAAGCAGCAAAGAATCCAAACAGTAGACTGCGACAGGCAAGAAGAAGGTGGAAGTGTTAATATGGATAATGGAAAAAAATATGGCTACTCTTCTGTAGATAACTTAACAGGAAAGAAGTTTAATACAGAGTCTTTGTTTAATTTTACTCCTGCTAAGAAAAAAGATAGTCCTATGTTTGATTTAAATCTTAGAGACCCAAAAGTAAATATCGCAGGTGGACAACTGAGACCTAAAGTAAGAAAAAATTATATTGGTTTGACATTCACAAAAGAGTTTAAAAAAAGATGACAAGACAACTTACAGAAAAGCAACAAAAACTATTACATGTTTTATTTGACGAAGCAGGTGGTAATGTCACTATAGCAAAAAAGATTGCAGGATATGCAGATACATCTAGCACTGCAGACATTGTTAAAGGCTTGAAAGATGAAATACTGGAAGCGACACAAATGTGGATGGCACGTAACGCACCAAAAGCTGCAATGTCAATGACAGGAGCTTTGCTAGAGCCTACAGAGTTAGGTATAAAAGAAAAGATGATGGCAGCAAAAGAAATACTTGACAGAGTTGGTTTAGTAAAAACAGAGAAGATGCAAGTAGAAGCAACAGGTGGTGTGATGCTTATGCCACCAAAAGCAGTAGTAGAGGACGATGACTAGAAGTATTGGCAGGTGGAAGCTACCACAACCAACAGATATAAAAGAAGATAACGAGTGGATAGCTATACCACGTATTGCCAGAACTATACCTTTCGGTTATGTACAAGACGAGAATGACCCTGACGTTTTACGACCTGTACCCGATGAACTAAATTTGCTAGAAAAAGCAAGAACATATGTAAATCAATATTCATATCGACAAGTAGCAAATTGGATATCAACTCAGACAGGACGCTACATATCACATGTAGGTTTAAGAAAACGATTAGAGAATGAGCGACAACGTAAGAACCAAGCTAAAGGCATACGCCAGTGGGCAGACTATGCGGAAAAGGCAATCGCCAAAGCGAAAACCCTTGAAGAAGAAAGAACAGGCGCAAGAGCCATCAGTTAAAATAGAAGATGTTTCATATGAAACAAAAGCTATTGAGGAACACGCGAATGTTTTGTTTAAGCCCAATGAAGGACCTCAGACAGACTTTTTAGCTGCAAGCGAAAGAGAAGTTTTATACGGAGGTTCAGCAGGTGGAGGAAAGTCATACGCAATGTTGGCAGACCCACTGCGATACATGGGACACCCATCATTTAGTGGCTTACTACTACGACATACCACAGAAGAGTTACGAGAACTTATATTTAAAAGTCAAGAACTCTACCCAAAAATATGGAAGGGTATTAAGTGGTCGGAAAGAAAGATGCAATGGGTAGCACCATCAGGTGCAAGATTGTGGATGTCTTATCTAGATAGAGATGAAGATGTTCTACGATATCAAGGATTAGCATTTAGTTGGATAGGATTTGATGAACTTACTCAATGGGCAACACCATACGCTTGGAACTATATGCGAAGTCGTTTACGTTCTACTGCTCCAGACTTACCCATCTTTATGAGAGCAACAACAAACCCCGGTGGTAGAGGTCACGCTTGGGTTAAAAAAATGTTTATTGACCCTGCAGCATACGGAAAGGCATTTGATGCGACAAATATCGAAACAGGAGAGGTACTACGCTACCCATCTGGACACTCTAAAGCAGGAAAGGCTCTCTTCAAAAGGAAGTTTATACCGGCAAGATTATCCGACAACCCATTCTTATCAAAGTCTGGGGATTATGAAGCAATGCTCCTCTCGCTCCCAGAACAACAAAGAAGACAGTTACTGGAAGGGGATTGGGATATTAAAGAAGGGGCAGCTTTTACTGAGTTCAATCGTGACCTTCATGTTGTCGAGCCTTTTAATATTCCATCTAACTGGGTAAAGTTTAGAGCGTGTGACTATGGATATGGAAGTTACACAGGAGTTATATGGTTTGCTGTATCACCGAGTGAACAGCTTGTAGTATATAGGGAGTTATATGTATCGAAAGTATTAGCCACAGATTTAGCCGACATGATATTAGAAATGGAAGCAGGTGATGGCAATATTCGATACGGTGTTTTGGACAGTTCTTTGTGGCATAAGCGTGGAGATACTGGTCCTAGTTTAGCTGAACAAATGATTAGTAAAGGATGCAGGTGGAGACCGTCTGACAGAAGCAAGGGTAGCCGGGTTGCAGGTAAAAATGAGATACACAGAAGATTGCAAGTTGATGAATTTACTGAAGAGCCACGTTTGGTTTTTTTCAATAACTGTACAAATGTTATCTCTCAACTGCCCTCAATCCCACTGGACAAAAAGAATCCAGAGGATGTAGACACAAAGTCAGAAGACCACTTGTATGATGCGTTAAGATATGGTATAATGTCAAGACCACGATTTAGTATATTTGACTACGACCCAACAATGAGTAAGGGAAACAATATGCCAATAGCTGATTCTACTTTCGGATATTAAGGAGACTAAATGGCTGAAGAAGACATAATGATGGAAGAAGATTCCATTGCATTAAGCGACACAGAGGACTCTGTATCTGAAGATGCTAACATAAATAATATAATACCATTTGTAATGGAGCGTTACAAGCGTTCAGAAGACTACCGATATCAAGACGAACAGCGATGGTTAAAAGCCTATAGAAACTACAGAGGACTATATGGTCCTGATGTGCAGTTTACTGAAGCAGAGAAGTCTCGTGTATTTATAAAAGTAACAAAGACTAAAACTCTTGCAGCGTATGGACAAATAGTTGATGTTTTATTTGCCAACCAAAGATTCCCCCTTTCCGTAGAACCAACAGAATTACCCGATGGTGTAGTAGGTGATGTAAACTTTGACCCACTAGAGCCAGAGCAAGCACGAGAGTTACAAAGTCCTTACGGCTTTGCAGGTGATGGAAATGACTTGCCACCGGGAGCAACTGAAATATCTTTAATGGATAAGCTAGGTCCTTTGAGTAGTAAGCTAGAGCCGATAGAAGATAAACTAAAAGAGGGTGCAGGAAAAACACCATCTGCTATTACATTCAGTCCTGCAATGATTGCTGCAAAAAATATGCAGAAAAAAATACATGACCAGTTAGAAGAGTCAGGAGCAAACAAACATTTACGAAGTGCATCATTTGAAATGTCATTGTTTGGTACAGGCATAATGAAAGGACCTTTTGCTGTAGATAAAGAGTACCCAAATTGGAATGACGAGGGTACATACGACCCTAAGTTTAAAACAGTGCCACAAGTAAACTATGTATCTGTATGGAACTTTTATCCAGACCCAGATGCAAACAATATGGAGGAAGCACAGTATGTACTAGAGAGACACAAGATGTCTCGTTCTCAGCTTAGAGCTTTGAAGAAGCGTCCATACTTTAGAGATACTGTTATTGATGAAGCCATACAAATGGGTGAAAACTATAATAAGTATTATTGGGAAGATGACCTATCAGACTATGCACCCGAACATGGTGTAGATAGATTTGAAGTGTTAGAGTATTGGGGTACAGTAGATACAAGTTTAATTGAAGAGCAGGGTGTTGAAATACCAGAAGAACTACAAGACTTTGATGAATTACAAGCAAACATATGGATATGCAACGGTAAACTTATACGAATGGTACTTAATCCATTTAAACCTGCGAAGATACCTTATGTTGCTGCGCCATACGAACTAAACCCATATAGTTTCTTTGGTGTAGGTATAGCAGAGAATATGGACGATACACAAACATTAATGAATGGTTTTATGCGTATGGCAGTAGATAATGCTGTATTATCGGGTAATTTAATTGTAGAGGTAGATGAAACGAACTTAGTTCCCGGCCAAGACCTTTCACTATATCCCGGAAAAATATTTAGAAGACAAGGCGGCGCACCCGGTCAGGCTATCTTTGGCACAAAGTTTCCAAACGTATCATCAGAGAATATGATGCTGTTTGATAAAGCTAGAGTGTTAGCAGATGAAAGCACAGGCTTTCCATCATTTGCACATGGACAAACAGGTGTGCAGGGTGTAGGTAGAACTGCAAGTGGCATATCAATGTTGATGAATGCTGCAAGTGGTAGTATAAAAACAGTTATAAAAAATGTAGATGATTATTTACTTAGACCTTTAGGTGAAGGTTTTTTCAGATTCAATATGCAGTTTGATTTTGACCCAAAGATAAAAGGTGACTTAGAGGTAAGAGCTAGAGGTACAGAAAGTCTCATGGCTAACGAAGTGCGTAGTCAAAGGCTTATGCAGTTCTTATCTGTAGCGAGTAATCCTGCTCTTGCACCTTTTGCTAAGTTTCAATACATTATAAGAGAAATTGCAAAGTCAATGGATTTAGACCCCGACAAAGTAACCAACAACATGGATGAAGCCGCCTTGCAAGCAGAGATAATGAAAGGGTTTCAAGCGCAACAGCCTGAACAGGAAGCTCCTGTGGCAGGTGTAGACGCTATGGACACTTCAGGTACAGGTGGTGGTAATATAGGTGTAGGACAAGCTCCTGTGCCAAATGAACAAGGATTTACAGGTAATGTCGGACAACAGCCAAATACTCAGCAAGCTGAAGCCACTGGTCAACAACAACCACCAGTGGGAAGCATTCAATAGTTATATAGATTATTTAATTACTCAACAACAAAAATCGTTAGAGCAATCAGATAACACTATACTCATACATCGGTCACAAGGCGCGGTGTCAGCTTTACGAAAGCTAAAATATTTAAGGGATGAAATCAATGGCACTAGCTGAACAAACAGAATTTGCTTTTATGAAAGCTGCAAAGGGTACAGATGTTCCTAAAGCAGAAGTTATAGAGTTACATCAAGATGTTGCACGATATAAAAAAATGTTTCCTAAACTAACATCAGATGAAATACTGACTATACTAAGAGAGTTAATGCCTGAAAAAGCACAGATGAATGCAAAAGGTGGTGTTATAAAAGCCCAAAAGGGTACAGACGTTGTACGAACTAAAGACCAGATTATTGATATTAAAACTGAAGAAGACCAAATACAAGCCCTTATTGACCACTCTGATGGTGTATTAAGCAGAGAAGAAGCTTTATTCTTTCTACGCGATATTAAAAAACAATATGGATTACAAGATGGAGGGCTGTTAGACCAAGGGGGTAGCAAAGACCCAGTGTCAGGTAATGATGTTCCTATTGGTTCACTAAAAGAAGAAGTACGAGATGACATACCTGCAATGCTTAGTGAGGGTGAGTTTGTGTTTCCTGCTGACGTAACTCGTTACTATGGTCTTGATACATTGATGAAGATGCGTCAGAAAGCAAAACAAGGTCTTAAAGTTATGGAAGCTATGGGACAGATGGGTAACTCTGAAGATGCAACAATACCTGATGACATACCATTTGATATGGATGACCTAGAATTAGCAGAGGGTGGTGTGGTAACAGCACAACAAGGTATGTATGTTCCACCAAATCTTCAAGGTGTAGATACAACTGGTGTAGGACAAGCTCCTGTTCTAGCACCTACAAGTCCTCTACCAAACGTAGGTGGATACACACCACCGCCAATAGCAGACCCAACACCTAAATCATTTACAGACCTTATGGGTTCAGCAGGATATGATGAATTACGCACATACATAAATGACCAAGGGCAACAAATGCAAATACCTTTTAAAGGTGGAGAACCATTGACAGCCATACCAGAAGGTTACAGACCAAGAGAACAGAGTGATGATGCTATGGGTGTACCTGCCCCTACATTTACGACAGCTACGGATATGACAAATGTAGATTCAGGGTCAGACACAGTTAGACCTGCCATAACTGCTGAAGAAAAGGTTAATGAAGAAAAATTATTAAGAGATTCTGCTCAGAGAGACTTAGCACCTAGAGGTGCTAGAGCTTTTGAAAAGAAAGATTTTCAAGACTATTTAAAGGTAAGAAGTCCATCAGGAGCTAAAGGAGTGGATTATGCGTCAGGAAAAAATACCGATACTTTTGCCCTAGACCCAGTGCCTACAACTAAAGGAGATACAGCACTTCCTCTTGTAGGTAAAGCAGGAGACCTTTTTGATAAAGGTGTTGGCATGGTATTACCCGGTGCTTTAACAAGACAAAGTGATAGAGCCATACGTAGAGAAGCAGCTAGGAAGTTAGATAAAGGATTATACGAGAGTGCAGAAGAGTACAATGTGTTACGTAACATCATAGATTTAGAGCCACAGAAACCTAGATTTGGTTCTATATTTACAGATACAGACGATGATAAAGACCTCATAGAGTCTGCAAAAAAGGCTAAATATAGTCAAACAAAAGCAAATGTACATAAAGCTAAAAAACAGGAGTTTAAGAATAACTTAAAAGAAGAAAGAGCAAAAAATCCGTTTAGTAGAGATGGAACTCCTAACCAAGACCAAGCTATGAGGTTAAATGAAATGGATGTACAACGTAAGGGTGGATATGCAAATATGTCTGGCTCTGAAATAGAAGAGCAACAAAGAAAAAATGAAGACAGAATGAGGAGAGCAGCAGCTTCTGATGCTCAGATGGAAAGAGAAAATAAAAGACGTGCAGAAGCTAGAATGAATAATGATGATAACTCTAATAATGATACAGGAGGTAGTGATTTTTCAGAACCCACAGCAGGTGGTGATGCCACACATTGTTGCACAGCATCATACAAACAAAAGACTATGACAATATCAGAAGTAAAAGAGCTTAGACGTTGGCACAGACAACAATCACAGATATGGCAAGATGGCTACGATGTATGGGGCAAATATGTTGCTGACGGTTTAGTGGCTAAGTCAAAGTGGCAAGCATCTGTGGTAAAATCGGTGCATGATTTAATTATAAAAAAGAAGTTGACACTAAAAGGATTGTATGGTATAATGGTTATATCTTCAGGTGTCTATCCTATAGGATTATTTAAAAGGATAATAAAACATGGAAGAATTTTTCAATCAACTTAGAGAACGCTATTTAGCTTTACCTGAAGAGGAAAAGGATGTAATACGTTCTTTAATGGGTACAGAGCAAGGCAGAGTGTTAGGTAAGATATTAGGTCCTGAAATAGCAAGCCAAATAAACTTACGTAGACCTGCCCAACCTGCACCACAAAGGCGCGGACTCGGTATGCGCTAATCTGTCAGTCACTAGCTACTCATCCCCCAACTGGCTACGATGACCCTAGAAGGAGAACTCAATGAACGAGACAGTAATGGCTGAAGAGCCAAAACAACAAAAAAAAGCAGCATTCGTTAGTAGGAAATACAATAACGATGAAAAGCGAAAACTCGATGAACAAGAACTTGAAGAGCTACTCAAAGCTCAACAAGGGGAGTCTGTCGAGGAAGAGTCTAAAGTGGAGGAGGAACAAGAACCTACTTCTGCTGAAGAGAAAACATTTAAGAAGAGATACTCTGACTTACGGAGACATCAGCAAAAACAAGCTGACGAACTAAAAGCTAAGATAACTGACCTTGAAAGACAGTTGACTGAAGCTGCACGTAAGGAAATGAAGCTACCTAAATCCGAAGAGGAGATAGAAGCGTGGACTAAAGAGTATCCTGATGTAGCAGGTATAGTTGAAACCATAGCCACTAAAAAGGCACAAGAGCAGTCAGTGGCTCTTGAAGCTCGTATAAAAGCTATTGATGAAATGCATGTATCTGCATCAAAAGAGAAAGCTGAAGTTGAACTGTTAAAGTTACATCCAGACTTTAGTGATATACGAGAGAGTGATTCATTCCACGAGTGGGCAAACGAACAGCCTAAGTGGGTACAGGATGCACTCTACGATAATGAAACAGATGCAAGGTCTGCAGCTAGAGCCATAGATTTATACAAAGCTGACATGAAAATGTCTGCACCTAAGTCTAAGGACAAAGATGCAGCAAAATCTGTGGCGGTTAAAAATGCTCGTAGCAAACCTCAAGAAGACGCAACAGCTTCTTACTTAAAAGAATCTGACGTACAAAAGATGTCTGCAAAAGAATACGAGAAAAAGTCAGATGAGATTATGGAAGCCATACGGTCTGGTAAATTTATTTACGATGTATCGGGGTCAGCTAGATGAGTATAATATATAAACCACAAAAAGAGATGGAGTTGTTTGCTCCATTTGGACCTACTATGGGATACTTTCGTATGCCGTATGAGTTGGTTGAAAAGTTAAATAGTAAAATGTCTGATAAGTTAAAATCTTATGCAGACAATCTGGTAGGTAAAGTATCTGAAGAGTTAGCCTTTGATGAAGAGATACTTGCTATAGCACAAAATC